TGGGATGCAGTCCAGAAGAGAAATAGACTGTATGGCAATTACATTAACCAGTCTTCTTATATAAGGGTTGAAATGAACCCAAGCTTTGCAGGAATCGGTCCCTCGAACAAACGCTCCGTTCCATTTGGTTTCCTTGGCCCAGTAATTCCAAAGCCTGCTGTCTATACTGACATTGCTGGCGGCTTGTTGAAGAAAACAGCGGCCTCTAGGTGGGATATCGATTCATCGGCCGGCAACGCGGGCGCTAATTTTGCCGACACCTGCGTGGACTTCACAATGAATTGGCCTTCACCACCAACGGTTCTAACTGCCTCTGCCAGCGATACGCGAGAGTATACTGCAGGCGCTACTGCTTACACGCTCCACCCGGGCACTACTAGCGCCACAAAATATAAGGAAAACTTTTCATTAGTTAACCATGGCCTTCGCGATTATTACAGAATATTCGCCGATTATGCGGGATTAACAGAGCAGCAGCAGTCTGGCCTTGCCGGCGCAGACACAAAGCATGCTTACATTTTCTCATTAGATGATATAGTGATCACCGGCGCCACAGACCCTGGCACAGATCTGTCACAATACACACCAATAACTGTCGCGTGGGTTTCAGGGTCTTCACAGACCGAGGGGATCTACGCAAACATCAGCGATAAGGCCAAGGATGTCTCTTACACTGCCAGGCCAAACCACTCTGCAAGTGTCTTGCTGGATATGGTTAACGCATTCACTCTGCCGATGATTGGTGGCTGCGACGGCGTTAAAATAACTGAAGCAGATCCGTTTAATATGAGCGCCAGAGCAAACTGCTTAGGCCCAGACGCAACAACTGCAAATAGTTATGCATATGCCTCAGTTGACCGAGCAATTGAAATGGTTAAGAGTTCAGAGATGGTAGAGATGAAGCTGGCAGCAATGCCAGGCATAACAAATACCAATCTGACAACAAAGCTTATTCAGACTTGTGAAGCCCGAGCAGACGCATTAGCAGTGATTGACTTGCCTGATATTTATATACCTGAGTCTCAAGCATTCGCATCGAATTTTGAGAAAAGGGTGGATAATACAAATCCCACAAGAAGCGCCAAAGCATTAATTCAGCGCAGAATCAACTCGTCATATGGTTGTACCTACTACCCATGGGTGCAAATTCGAGATACCATCGACGGTGCCCTAGTTTGGGTTCCACCTTCTGTGGTCGCCCTTGGAACAATGGGTTATACAGAACAGCGCGACGAAGTCTGGTTTGCCCCTGCAGGGTTCAACCGCGGCGGCTTAAACGAAGGAAATGCAGGCCTGCCTGTTCTTCAGGTTTCAGAACAGCTCCTGTCAAAGGACAGAGACACTCTTTATGATGCAAGCATCAACCCGATCGCCTCTTTTGTATCAGAAGGTATTGTCGTTTTCGGTCAAAAGACTCTGCAGAGCACAAAATCAGCACTTGATCGTATCAACGTTCGCCGGCTGCTGATCTTTGTAAAGAAAGAGGTTTCCAGAATTTCAAATACACTTTTATTTGACAACAATTTGCCAGCAACCTGGAATCGTTTTAAGAGCTTGGTGGTGCCTATGCTGGAAAGTGTAAAAACTCGTTTGGGTTTGGCAGATTTCAAGGTTGTGCTGGATGAAACCACTACAACTTCGGACCTCGTCGACAGAAACATAATGTATGCTAAGATCTTTCTTAAGCCTGCACGCGCCATTGAGTTCATCGCAGTTGATTTTGTTATAACACGATCAGGCGCCTCATTTGACGATTAATAATCGTTAAAAACTGCCTGAGTATAATATATACTAATAGGAGATTTAATATAATGACATTTTGGACAGAAGCTTCGGTCGAGCCAAAGAGAAAATTCAGATGGCTACTCTACCTTTCAGGCATGCCACAGTTTATTGTAAAGTCAGTCAAGAAGCCGTCGTTCAAGGTGGGGACTACAGCCCATCAGTTTTTGAATTATGAGTTTCACTATCCCGGATCGGTAAAATGGGATCCCGTTTCGATGGTTATAGTTGACCCTGTAAACCCAGACTCTGCAGCAAGTCTTTATAATATTCTGGAAACCGCGGGCTATGTTATTCCAACTAATTATCGCGAAAGCGCCCCTAAGACCATCTCAAAGAAGAACATGGTCGAAGCCCTGGGTACAGAGATAAAGATTGTGCAGCTTGACCCAGAAGGCACTACTGCAGTGGAAACTTGGACTCTCAAAAACCCACAGATAGAGGGTGTAGAGTTTGATCAGCTGGACTATACTAGTGATGAGTTATTAAACATAACAATAAATCTTAAATATGATTTTGCGATACTTGATACCCCCAGCACACAGGGAAAGTGGACTTCAAACAAAACATCACGGACTGCAGGCGGAACTAGTGCCACAGACAATGTTGGAACCATTACAGATTAATATTAAGTTATAGTTTTTAAGTTTAAGATAAAGAGGAATCATGTCGAGAAATTCAAAGAGAATCAACACTCAGCAACAGCCGAATAGGCAACAACCGCACCCGGAAATAATCCCCCCACCAGAGAGACCAAAGCAAAACCCTTTTGGTATCTCTTTCGTGGTGCCAACCGAAATAGTTCATTTGCCTAGCGGCGGAGAATTCTATGAAGAGGGCAGCCCTGTCAAGGGTCTCAAAACTCTAGAAATCAAAGCCATGACAGCAAAAGAAGAAGATATTGTCATGAACGACAATTATATAAGCGAAGGAATTGTATTTGATAAGCTTCTAGATTCATTAATGATAACCGAAAACATCAATTCTCGCGACCTTCTGGATTGTGATAAAGTCGCCCTTTTAATGTCAGCTGCCAAAACCGGATACGGTGAGGAGCTAAATATGTCGTTTTCTTGCGAAAGCTGCAGTTTCAATGGCACCACCACAGCAAGTCTGTCCAAGATTCTAGACGACATGAAGGATAGGACGTTTGGAATAAAGGATACAGAGGACGTTAAATATGATGAATCCAGCAAGACGCTTCTGTTTGAACTCCCGGTAACTAAAATAACAATTAGAATAAAAACCATGACTCCGACTGATTACAAATATCTTGAAGATTCAAAAAAACAAAAAGAAAAGCTTAATCTACCATTCAGCGAGACAATTGAGTTTCTAAGAAGGGTAGTTTTAGAAGCGAATGGCGTGACGATACCCGGCGAAATATTTAAATTAACTGAAGTGTTGCCATCTGCAGATGCAAGGGCAATAATAAGAACACACAACACTAGTATTCCAACTATGGATAAGACTCAGATTATAGCTTGCCCCGAGTGTAATCATGAGCAAAAGGAGGACGTGCCCTTTTCTCTGGGCATGTTTTGGTCTTAGTAAAGAATATCTAGAAAAAGTTGTATATGAAGAGATCTTTCTTTTAATGCAACATATGAAATGGTCTTTCTCAGAGGCCTACAGCCTACCCATTGGTCTTCGTAGCTGGTTCATCCGCCGCCTGATTAAGTTCCACGAAGATAAATCAAAAGAAAAATAAATTTAAATTTTGCCTATTTATTTATATGGTTTTAGTTAAAATAACTATTAAGATATTCAACTAAATTAGAAGGAGCTAAGGGAAATGGCAGGAGGAGACGGAAAAGAAGTTACCAAGGAATGGCTAACCAAGCTAGCTGCAGCAGCAAATCCGAAAACTGAAGAGATTGTCATCAGCCCTATCGCCCGTCTGCAGCAGCATATTGATCTTTTTAACAAGTCTAGAAAGAAATTCCTGCAATCAGGCTATACTGAGGATATTGATAATCTAGGTCAAACGTTTGACAAGGCCGCCAAGAATAGCTTAGAATTATTTGGTAATATTGACCGAGCTTCGAATTCCATAGAAGCATTCCGGACTAGCACAAAGTCTTTTGTGTTTATGTCCCAGGATCTCCAGCAGACCCTAGCAAAGACATCAACATATATGCAGGCCTTGGGCTTTGAGGCGGAAACTTTAGCGAGTATCGTCGACTCTGGTGCTTATGCTTTTAAACAATCTGGGAAGGAGATGAAAGGGACGATGGATGATCTTATTCAAATGTCCACTAGCTTTGCAATACCCGGTGAAGAATTGGCAAAGAATTTCAGAACGGCACAACAAAATTTTGCGTATCAGGCCGGCGAATTTAGGAAGAATTTTAAAGATCTGCAAATCATGGCTAGACAAACAGGCCTTTCTTTCGATTCCCTGTCCGGCACATTTGGCAGTAGTTTTGACACCTTTGAAGGCGCCGCAACAAAGGCCGGCCAGCTAAACCAGATACTGGGTAAGTCAGCATTCAACAGCATAGAAATGTTGAATGCGACGGAGGCCGAACGAGCGGCGATGGTGAAGAAAGAGTTTAAAGGCAGAGATCCATCGAAAATGGGCAAATTTGAACTCTTGGCTATTAAAGATACATTGGGCCTTGGGTCAGTTGAAGAGACCAGAAAATTCCTTCGACCCGGGGGCCCCGGAGGCGTCGACGATACAAAATATTCAAAACTTGAAGGCCGAATGAGCGCAGAACGTAGTAGAAGTTTCGACAAAACCGGCTCGGGCCTTGAGGATTCGCTTAAAGGTATTGAAGACACTGTTAGGCGAAATAGACTGCCACTAGAGAACGCATTGATATCAATTAGCAATGCTGTCGCCAAACAGGCTCATAAGCTTAATACCGAAGCCATCCCCGCAGCGCTCAAAGACAAAATCCCAGCCGACTTGAAAAAGAAATTCAACGCTCTTTGGAAAGAGGCAGAAGTAACACAGCGATTTATCATAGCACAAAACATGGCCCTCTTAGGGCCTAAACAAATCAAGGCCATGATCGAGAACGGCAATGTTCTCACCACGAACATCGCCCATAGGGATAAAGTGGGCAAAACCGCCCTCGCCGATGACATAACTACAACCATCAAGAAGATCGACTCACCTGCAGCTCTGATCGGTGCTGCAGTGTCTATCGCAGCCATAAGCAAGATAGCCGGAGGCGTCGAAATGCTTACCGGGATCCCCAAAAATATTACTGCACTGGTCGCGATCAGCAAGGCGGCCAGCTTATTAAGTACGCCGGCCGACTTAAAGAAGTTGCAATTAACTCTCGCGCGCTCTAAAGGTGCCTTCACAAACATCGTGGAACTACTTGAAATAATAGCTGCCTCCGATGGCAAGACTCGGGCAATGCTTAAGCAGTTCAAAGCCAATGAGGATGCACAGGCCGATGCGGCCAAGAAGGCCGCCGCCGCGGCTGACCGAAAGCGCGCCAATGGCGCCGCCCCCACCCCGGGCGCGCCTGGAATCGGTAAATAAGGAGGATAGACAGAATGAGCTTTACAGATTTTGGAGACATAGCTAAATCAAAGAATCAGGTGATTTCCTTTGAACACTTGACGTCTGGCACCATTGTGACATTTCCTGCATTTTTGACGGACTTTTCAGACAATTATACTGTCTCTTGGGGTTCCGAGCAAATCTTTGGCAGAAATGATCCAATAAAGCCTTACCAGTCTACAACCAGGCAGATAAGTCTGGCGTTTGATGTCCTTTCAGCCAGTGAGGAAGCAGGGAAAGCCAATCTTGCAAGATACTCAACTTTGATAAAAATGTTATATCCATCTTATTCACCATTGCTCTCAGGCCAAGGAGCCTCATTCGGTAGAACGATTAAATCCCCTCCACTAATAAGACTAAAATTTGTCAACATGATCCAAGCTGCTAACGGTTCTGGATCTCTTTTGGGTTGCATCGGGGGCTTCAATTTTAAGCCAGTTGCAACTGCAGGCTATTTCTATAATGCTGCTGGGGAGTTGTTCCCAAAACAGTATAACATTAGCATCACTTTTGATCCACAACACGAGCAAATGCTGGGCTGGGATGAAAATAAAGAATTCTTAACTAAGCAATTTCCTTATTCTGCTCCGACAGATAGCACTAAAATCTTAGGCGGAACAAAGAGTAAAAAGAAGCTGTTAAACTCATAATAAAGCCGGAGGAAAATAATCAATGCCAGTAAATAGATATCAATATACAACCATTATTGAATTAACCGATAAGATGAGGCCGGAAATATTTTATAGAAGAGACTTGAAAACAGTTAGGCAATATGCTAAACTTATATATAACTCTCCCGACGCAGACGATGACGAAACCAACGCTATCGAGACACATGAGAGAGTAATGGCTGTAGGGGAGAGAATGAGCAAGTGGGCCCATGAATTTTACGGATCAGCTGAATATTGGTGGGTTATCTCTTGGTATAACGGGAAACCAACAGATAGTCACATAGAGCTGGGTGAAATGGTTTCAATACCAAAAGATTTAGAATATGCGATATACATAGCAACAAGAGAAACTTAAATTGGCGCGAAAAGAATCACAAAACAAATTCCATCCACAGGCAGCACTGCTTTATAGGTGGCACCTTGGCGGTCATGACTCTGAGTTGGGGATCAAAAAGGCAGCTTTAACACCGAGCAAAAACAAAACGATTGGAGTGCACAAGCTGGGCGGTGAACCTTATGACCCAAACTCGGTCATGTCCAAAGTTTCGAATTCGAGAGATTCTAAGGGTAAAATAGTTATAAAAGATCGCTTTTTCAATCTTGAGACTTATAAAATAAGTTCCCTGATACCCGAGCTTAGATTTTATAAGTCGATAGGAGAAAAGATGATACCTTTTTATTTTCCTATTGCAGCAGAAGCTCCCGACGCCGGCAAGCCACACACCCTGGGTGCTGCAATGGTGCGCGACTTTCT